ACATAAAAAGGTTTTGCAGACCTTGCCGTAACCAATTCCGGACACACACTCCCATAAAAAAGGCGGCTACTTGAGCCGCCCTCTATTTAGTTAGAGACCAGCGGCCAGTGCTCGATAACCTGCAGCAATTAGTTTGCGGCTTGGTTTACCGGCACGATAACGTGCAACAGTTTCGCCCTTTGAATTCTTGCGCTCATTTAGATAAATCGCATAACCCAACTGACGGATCTGATAAACAGCGTCATGCGGATTAGCAACGCCATAGCGAGTCTTAATCTGCGCAGCAGTAAGTTCCTCACCACGAACAACTAGAGCTTCAAGAACCTTCTCAACCTTAGAAATACTGGCTACCATTATATACTTTCTCCATATTAAAAGATGTCGATTACTCGACCGTTCGAATCGACAGTGCGAATGCGAGCATTCGGAAACTGCCACTGCAGCTGTCGCATATTATCCCGATAAAGCAGCGGGACATTCTGCGTATACGAATACGTACGCCAGTTACCAGTCTCATCTTGAAGCTGAACTTGAACCATGTCCATATCCGTAACTCCCTTTTCTTAGGATAGATTAATCTTACTATATTCTTCCACGAAAGTCAAGACATTTTTTAGATCGGAGAAGATATATTTTTTATTCTGCCAACTATCGTTATGGTCGTTGCCTGAAACCTCGACCATCCAACCGTTCTCGTAACGGTTGAGCGTAATATTCTCCGAGACATTCGAAAACACTTCACTTAGCTTAACCTGAGCCATATCATCCTCTTCGAGATTTTGATCCAACAGTAGTAAGATCTACGTCTGGACCAGCATATTGTAGACCGCCTTTATTATAGAGCGGCATCACCAGACTCGCTTTCTTCAGGATCTCCTTCTGAACGTGCTCTGGCTCTTTGTGGAGGTTAGTCATTATATCTCGCTTCGAACAATCTCCAGCTACTAGCTTCTTATTGTCGTAATGGCGAGTAGAACGATCAACCACCATAGACTCATTATACCCTTTCCGGAACGATAAGTCAAGCGATTTTTTATCTTTTTTCGACTTTATTTGATCTGGGTGTAAACCCTTAGATAACAACCATCTATCATGATCCGAGACTAGCTTAGACTTAGCTGTAGCCTTACGGCTCAGTTTACGTTTACTAACAGTCGTCGTGTAATAGGCTGGAAGGATATGCATAGACATAAAGTTCTCCTAACTTTGTCTATCATACCATTTACCTAGAAAAAAGTCAAGCGATAATTTCTAGGATTTCTTTTAATTTTTTGACAGCTGGTTTATATTCATTTTCAAGTATTTCTCGAGCATACTTATGATTTTCATAGTCTAGTTCTTTTAAATACTTGTATCTAGAATCTATAACCGCCTCTAATACTATAGGTACTAGTTCTGAATACTTGACGAACGATACCTCGTCAGTCATCAACATCTTCCTTCAAATTCTCAACAACTATATATTCAGCTTCTTTGCTGATCTGCATATGTTCTTCGAGAATATCCCTTACCTTAATAAGCCGATCTTCAATATCTAGAATGGTATTGTGAACAGCTTTATCATTATGACCTTCTTGAAGATCGACAAGAGCAGCGTTTAAATTTAAGTCAGCGGAATAATCAACTTGCCATTTATGAAACTGCCCGCCTTCATCCATATCTTCCATCAACTTAGGTTGAGGAAATAGAATGTTTTTAATCTGTTCTAACTTTTCTTCTGCCGGAGTGTTTAGTCTTTTCTCAACTTTAAATGGCCACATAATATAAATCCTTCAATTACTTTTTCTTACGACCCATGTTATATTTAGCTTCTAATGTCCAATCATCTTTTTCTTTATGATTGATAATCTTAATCTGACTCATTGAAGCAATAGGTTCAATAATCTTTTCTGGTTCTACAACCTTCAATAAATTCCATTCTTGAAGTAGCTGAATTATTTTATTACGACGTCCCTTATCTTCTTCTGAAAAGTTAGAAGGCTTGCCGTCAATAGTAAACATTTCCTTAAAGTGGACAATGTAATACTTACCTTGCTTATGGAAAATATGACAAGACTGATATAATTTTCTTTCTTTACGAGAAGCGACGCCGATGCGTGTAAGTGTTTCTTTGATTTTAAGAAAATCTTCTTCTTCGGCTATTTTCACCTCAACTAGAGAATCCAAAAGTTCATTCATTTTACTCCACCTTTATTATTTTTATTTCTTATAATTTCAATCTGTTCAGCCGTAAGAATTTTTAATGCTTCTTTGGTGCGAACATTATTATATTTATAATAGTTAGAAACTAGGGTTAGGAGTTCTTCCTGCTTCTTACGATCCTTCTTTTCTTTCTCTGTTTCGGCTTTTGCTCTTTCATAACTCTGCTTTCTAACAGAACCATAAAGATAATCATAATGCATTTGATCCGTTATACCGTAACGAATATTAACTTCATTGACAATCTTGGTTAAACCTCTATATCCTGCAATGACGTTATTAGTTCGCCACTGAGAATAGTCACCATCAATTATTTGCTTCTTACCCTTAGTGATGCTATTCTCATAACGCCAGTCATACCTCTCCTTTTGCTTTTGTTCAATTGAATGCTTTGCCCAATTACCAAAGAAACCAACTGCCTCTTTCTCTGGATCTCTTTCCTCTAGTAATACGTTTAGGAATTTAGCTTTAGCCATCAATTAAACTCGCACTCTTTCATAACTTCGACAAGGAAAGCCATGAAATTGATTTCCGGATTAGCAGAGAATGCATTTTGATATTGATACTGTGCTAGAATCAATACAAGCTGAGCAGCATTTATTGGAGTCATTGCTTCTGCAGAAATATCATAGAACTGATTATAAAGATAATTGACGTCAGTATCTAGGTTATTCTTTACCCACTTACGAACTTCTAGAAAATTCTTATCCTTCATTAGTTTGATAAGATCCTTGATTGAAGCCTCTGTCATGTTTGCCAGAATGCCAGAGTCAATCTTACCAGTCGCTGAATAACGCTGAAGCTCATTAAGAACACGACGCCAATCTGGGAAGTGCTTATTGATTACTTCTGCAACAACAGCCTTATCAAACTCAACGCCTTCTGCATTAAGAATAAAAGTTACTCGCTTGAAGAACTGAGTGGCAAGTTTAGCAATAGCCTTCTTGCTGATCTTAAAATCAATTACAGAACATCTAGAATGAAGAGGATAAATGATACGGTTCTTGAAGTTGCACGTAAGGATGAATCCGCAATTTCTTGAGAACTCCTCCATGAAGTTACGAAGAGCGGGTTGTGTAGAATTGGCATTGAGATAGTCAGCTTCGTCGAGGATAACGTATTTTCTCCCGCCAGACAAACTAACACTTGAGGCAAAGTTGAGGATTTCGTTTCGGAGGGTGTCGATATTACCATTCATAGATCCATTAATTACAATATAATCACAACCCAACTGCTCAAGCATAGCACGTGCTACGGTCGTTTTACCGACACCTGCTGATCCTGCTAGAATTAGATTAGGAATATTCTTTTGATCAACAAACTGTTGGAATGTTGCTTTAAGATCACAAGGAAGAATAGTTTCTTCAATAGTTTTTGGGCGATACTTCTCAGTCCAAAGGAATTCTTCATTCATTATACATTCTCCAACGCTTCACATTCCAAAACACGACGACCCCATCCGGCATCGCCTTTAAACCTATCCCAACATTCTATGCATTGATTTCTTACTTGTTCTGCGTTTCTTCTTTTGGAAACAGATTCAATATAAAACTCATGTTTATATTTTACCTCGTAACAAGTATTACATTTCTTAGTGGCAACTTCATCACCGAACAAGGTTGAGATAATCAATCCACCAGGGATTTGCCTAAACATAATATATCTCCATAGCAAAAAGAGGGGGACCGAAGTCCCCCATTCAAGTTAGAAAGTTGAGCTTGACTCAACTGCAATATAATATTCTACATCATCATGAACAAAGTGGGAAATGCCCTTTGATGAAATATTAACATCATAATCGCCAGGAATGATCTTAATATTCTCAGCCTTAAAGATTGCCTTAAATGCCTTATCAGTGTCGCCAATCTGAATAGAATAAACGTCACCGGAAGGATTCTTGGAATCAGCTGCCTGAAGGTAAAGGTTCTTACCATCGCCCATAACAACAATCTCTGGAAGAGCAAGAATGCCAGCAGCCTTCTCGACATCCTTTAGAGTGTCATTAGTCAAACGGAAAGTAACATCAACCGAAGGAAGATTAATTTCCTTTTCTGGAGCCTTTGTAACAGTTGACTCGTCAGCATAAACATAATGCGTCTTACGAGTGTTGTCACAAATGTCAACTGACTTATCGCCAAACTTTAGTTCTGGATCAGTAAACAAACTTAGAGTTGAAATAAAGCGATCAAGATTATAAATCGCAAAACGCTGGCCGAAGTCAGTCTTGACCTTTGCCTTGGCCATGATTGTCTTGGTTGGTGAAATGGTCTTTAGAACATTACCTTCCTGAACAACAATGGATGGATTAATCTTGGCGAAGTTCTTCAAAACATTAACTGTATCTACATCAATCTTCATTATATATTTCTCCTTCTCACTTATTCTTCGACTTCATCATTTTCTTTGACTTCAATGCTCCTGGATCAGCAGTAGCTGAAGCACCAATAGAAGCAAGGTCAGCAAGCGAACCGCCGAAGATGTAAGTTCCAACATGCTGCATCTTCATCCATGGACAGAACCAAGTTGTTAGACCAATTGCATGAGCCTTCTGACAGAACCAATAATCTTCTGAGAGGTAACGCTTAGAAACTGGATCGATTTCTGCCTGGAAGAACTGAAGGATCTCACGGCTACCATCGAAGTGCTCAGTACGGACATGATCTGGCTTATAAGAATACTGATCCTTATACGAATCATAGAACTTAGTCATAGCCTTCTTAGAAACCATCATAAATCCAGTTCCGATTTCTAGAACTTCAACTGGCTCTGAGATTGGAATCGAACTCTGATTGCCCTTTGGATTGAAGACGTAATCGCCAACGAAACGCTCAAGAACGTTTGGATCATCATCAGCAACACCCTTATCAACGGCGTGCTTAATCTTTTCCCAAGAGATACACTTCTTAGGATATGGACCACCAATGATATCATACTTCTCTTCTTCAAGAGCCTGTAGTGACATTAGTGCAATAACATCCTGAGGATTAAAACCGATGTC